GTTTCAAGGCACCCCCACCTCATCATTTTAAAATCAACTCACCCTCTGTATGCCTTATAACTAAAGGGTTAAACACCTATGCCGAGAAAATCCGTACCTTCCTGCAAAGAACCCCATATATTTGCTTCAATCATTGCCTTTTGCAAGCTTGAGATGCTTCAATTAAAAACTTGTGTAAACCACTTTGCATTGAAATATAAATTAATTCTTAGAGCAAATCAGGCAACAATGCTGGAATTGCAAAATTTATACAAATTAGCAGCTGGTGCGTAAGGTGAGTCTTTAAGTCGGCTGCTCTTCAACATCTACTTGGCTAACGACTTTATCAATGTATTAACAGCAGCTTGATGATCAGGATTCTCGATTCTCATAAAGTTACGTGATACTTCGATGCACATACGTTGATGCTGTGTTACTACAGGTTTATTGTCATCAGACTCTAGCCCTTCTACAAAATAAGATATATTTTTTGATAAAGCTTTTGCAATTATAAGCAATCTACTTGCATAAATTCTGTTTCTGCCTTTTTCATATTTTTCTACTTGTTGGTGAGTAACGCCAATACTCTTCGATAGTTGGGCACGAGAAAGCCCATGAGCAAGTCTCAGCGAGTATATTCTCTCCCCTACATATCTATCAACTGAGGTAGTCATTTTTTGCCTCATGTGTTAAATATCCCCAAATCATTTTATAATGCCATGCTAGTTTTAAATCAACTGACGTTAAATTTTTTTTAAAACAGCACGTATATTTGAAGTATTTATGATTTCACCACAAGCTAACCACCAAGCCTTAGTAGATTGAAGTAAAAATATATCTAGATCAGCTTTGTCTCTTTCTAATTCTGGTTTAAGTAGTCTAGTTATTAGTGTATTTTCTACTTCAGTAAATATATAGACATGATTTAATAGAAAAATCTTTTGTTCTATTATCTTGCCAAACATTATTCTACCTTTGTATAAACCAATATATTCCTTGGTTGTATCTGTGCTGATGTCAGAAATTGATGATAGTATATCCAATATCGTTTCAACAAATTTAGTTTGTTCCATTAATCTTTAAATTTTTTCAGTTAATCATACAATATTTCAAGACATGTAGGTCAAGATAATAAAAGAGGGTAAAAGGGTCAAGGGGCTTTTGTATATTCTTTAATATAATTTACTATAACTGTAGTAACATTAGTCTTATTGCGAATAGTTTTCACCTTGAAGTTGGCCCTTAAAGACTCTGGTACAAGTACAGTTAAGGTTACCATTTTCTCTTTTGAGACTTCTTTCAAAGACTCCTCCTTATTGTGACTAATTCTATTATTTGATTTAATTTTTAGTGCCATTAAGTACTCCTATTATTTCATCTCTTATTGCGTCTATTTCAAGTGTTGCATCACTAAACATAGTATGTTCATTAAATACCGTTTTGCCCTCACTAGCCGAAGTAGGATATATTACTCGTTGAGTAGTATATGAATTTAAAATTGGTATTTCATAAGGCTCTAACGCCTCTATGACCTCCATACTAAGTTTAGTGTTTTTAATAACTCTACTTATCACAAAGGCGGCAATAGGCTTACCATCAGTAACTTCTTGTCGTGCTTTTATTATATCAACCAGATCAGATGTAGCCCAGATGTCCCAAGGAGAGGGTTGCACAGGGATTAAAATAAAATCAGCTATTTTCACTGCGGCTATTGCTAATTTAGCTATTGATGGCGCACCGTCTATTACAATAAAATCATAACTATCTTTTACAGCGTTTATGTCCGTAGCTAATGACTCTCTATCTAGTCCAATAACTGGAATAATTTGACCGTCATTTTCTGCATTCCAATCACGAGCTGAACCTTGTGGGTCGCTATCGACAAGTAAAGTTTTGTAACCTTTGTTCTGTAACGAGTGAGTAAGGTTAATGGCTATAGTGGTTTTGCCACATCCTCCCTTCTGATTTAATATTGCAATTATTTTCATGTATATACCAATTTATTGTATTCAGTATATAATAATATACCATTATACTTTATTTATCAAATACTAATATAAGTATATACCATAATTAGTATATATAGATATACCGCTATCCTTATTCAAACTCTTCAACCCCCTTCTGTGGATAGGAAATTCTGCTATAATTTAGTAAACAAATAATGATACTAAATGTTAGCGCAACAATGCGATCTCAACGAAGAGACTCAAAAAAGATTCTGGTTTTATACGCCCAACCCTAAGCAAGAGAATTTTCATACGGCGGGCAATGAAGCGATTGAACGTCTATTTCTAGCAGGCAATAGAACAGGCAAAACTTATTGTGGGTGCATTGAAGACGCAATCCATTTAACGGGCGTCTATCCTGATTGGTGGATTGGTCATAAATTTAATCATTCTATTGTTGCTTGGGTAGCTTCCGAAAATTACGAGAGCACAAGAAACGTATTGCAGAAAATGCTTATAGGCGGTTATTCGACTGAGGGGCAATTTACTAACGGTCTAATCCATCCGAGTTTAATACTGAAAAAGGCAATGTTATCTGGTGTGAACGGAGCTATTGACTATGTACAGTTACAGCATTCTAGCGGTGGCGTATCAACTCTATATTTTAAGTCCTACAAGCAGGGGAGAGAGAAGTTTCAAGGAGCAAGATGTCATCTTATCCATTTAGACGAAGAGCCGCCAAAGGATGTATACACTGAATGCGCCATGCGTCTTGCAGATGTTGACGGCAAAGGACAAGGTAGGCTTATTTTGACGATGACACCGCTCAAAGGTTATACCGAAATGATGTCCTATTTTTTAGAGCATCGAGTCACTAAACCAAAGCCACAAGAAATACAATCTATTGAAGATTTACAAGAGGATGAGGAGGTGATACGCACTAATCCCGAAATCATATTTAACGGCAAATATTACATACAAGCTACTTGGGATGATAACTTACACCTGTCGGATGATACCAAAAAACAGCTCCGAGCCACATTGAAGCCATATGAACTAGAAGCTAGAGAAAAAGGAATCCCTAGCGTTGGGACTGGTCTTGTATATCAAGTAGCAGAAGCTGACTTTTTGATTGAACCGATTGAAATAAAAAATCATTGGTCATGTGTATTCGGTATGGATGTTGGCTTTTTCGCTCCAACGGCAGTTGTGTTTTTAGCTCACGATAAGGATAACGATATTATCTATGTTTATAAAGAATATTCAGTCACAGAGAAAACTGCCGCTCAACACGCTGCTTCGCTCATGATTATGGGATGCGATTGGATACCTGGAATTTGCGATCCAGCCGTAAATCAGGGGTCTCAGCGTGACGGAGCAAAGCTAATTGATGATTATGCAAGAGCTGGATTGAAGTTAAATAAAGGAAAATATGCAAAGGAGTTAGCCGTTGACTCTGTGCTTGAGCGCATTAGAACTGGACGCTTTAAAGTCTTTAATAGCTGCATCAAGTTTATGGAAGAATGGCGTGGGTATTCAAGGAAGCAGGATGGAAAAATTGCAAAAGGTAGAGACCATTTAATGAATGCCTTAGAGTTTGTAATACTAGACGGGCTGCCTATGGCTAGAACAAAAAGACAAGTTGAAATGAGATATCACTATAATGATAAACCGAGATTTTTTTAAATGAGCGACTCAAATACATTAAGGGTGCTATCTTTAGACGGTGGTGGAATGAGAGGCTATATATCCGCAACCTTTTTAAAATTGTTTGTGCAGTTGTGGGGAATTAATCCTAATGAAATTTGGAAATATTTTGATATAATTACTGGTAGCTCTATTGGTGGACTGCAAGCTTTAGCCTACGCTTTAGGAATGTCGCCAACTGAATTGCAAAGCTTCTTTACTATTGATGGACCTTGGATTTTTACAACTAGTTCATCAAGCCCTTCTTTTACGCCTTCTACCTTAACCAAAATTAATACTATTGTGGGTGGACCTTTCAGTAATCCTACATTTTATCCAAGTACTACTGCTGGAATAGGAACAATGCGCTTAAAAAGCAAACTAGATTCCGTGTTTGGTACTAACACTCTTGCTGATATGAAAACTAAAGTGCTAATAACCAGTTTTGAGAAGAATGATGCTAATCCAGATTTTTCTCAAAATACAAATACTCCTATCTATTTTTCTAATAGTACTATTATTCCAATATTTACAGGACAAAATAATTTAGCAGTCGATGTGGCTATGGCAACTAGTGCCGCACCCTTGTACTTTCCAGCATGGAATATTGGTAATGATTCATATATTGATGGCGGGGTTGTACAAAATAATCCTTCATCTTTTTCGTTGGCTGTGGCTCAAGCTATTAAACCAACAGCTAATAGGTATTGTGTACTTTCTATCGGAACTGGCTTAGGTGATATAGGATTTCCTAGCCCCTCAAATACCCTTATCCAAAAAGCCAAAGCTGAATTAATAGAACTTAGAGAATCTCCTAAACTCTATGCAGATAAATGGCAATTAAGTAGTAAACAAATGAACTCATTAAAAAATATTGATAATTTGGGTATTTTAGAAGGAGCTAATTTAATTATGTATTTAATTGGCGCAATGGGAGGTGGCCCACAAGAAATCACAGCGAAGGAGCTTGAGATAAGAGCTAAATATACATTGTCTAATCTCTTTAACTATCGAATGCAGTATTATCTTGATCCTATAAGAGATACTGAGCTTGATAATTCAACACCAGAAATATTGCAATATTACGAAAATTCTGTGACTGAGTATTTTAACAATGATATAGCGAATATCAGTAATTTCATAGGGCATTTAACAGCATGAAACTTGATGTCTTATACAATTTCATCTCCCCAGTCACAGGAAGAATATTGTCTGATCCTGACTATGTATTAGTTGGGAATAGAAATGGTGTAGCTATACCATCTCCAGCTCTGATAGACATGCGCCTTGATATAATTGATATGAAACATGATTTTGATAGTTTAGCTGCATCAAGTTTTATAGTTGGTTTTCCAAATACACAATTACCAAATAGTCAGGTTTTAAATTCTTTGGCTGATGGATTTATGTTTAATACTGCTGGTATTGTCAGTACTACTAACAATATCCCTTTACCTAGTTTAACATATACTAATATATGGATAGGGGATGTAAATAACTTCCCTGTTGCAAGTCCTACTATTTTACAAAGTAATCTTCCTAATCTTACTCAAAATAATATATGGATAGGGGATTCAAATAATAGACCGCAACCAAATCAAACGATTACTATTGATAACTTACCAAATCTTGGAACTACTAGTATTAATGTCCCAAATCCTCTTGATCCAACTACTCCTATTACTATATCAGGTGGTAAAATATGGCATGGTACAGATGCAAATAGACCTGAAGAGTCTACAGCTTTATTAATAGTAGAAGGTGATATTGCTTTAATTAATTTTAGGTTTTTTAGTGCTAATTTTATATTAGGTAAAGGCAATGCCGTATTACAAACTTTAATGCCAGGTTCACAGTTTTTATCTAATTTGCCAGTTAACTCTTGGTTAAAAACTGATTCATTAGGTAATGGATCTATTGTCGCTGGAACTATTACACAAGATCAAGTATTAATGGGAGGAGTTAATAATGTTCCTGAATCAAGGGCAAGAATAGGCGTAGAAAATCTTCCTTTATTAGCGCCAAATAAAATTTGGATAGGTGATGTTAATAGCATCCCTCAATCTACTCAAGTTATAGATATTAGTAATTTACCTGTTTTAAATGCTAATAATTTATGGATAGGCGGAGTTGATAATCGCCCAGCGCTACAACCGACTATTGCAGTTGGTAATTTACCTAATTTAAATAGTGGTTATGTCTGGCAAGGTGATGCAACTAATAGACCAGTTGGAGTGCAATTAAACTTTGCTCCAGCTGATGCTACTTATATTATTAAGACACCTAATGCAATACTAACCCAAGCACAAGTGTTAAGTGAGCTTGGTATGGGGATGGCTAAAATTGTTGCAGGGGGTGCTTTTGCAATTGCCATAGCCGATGAAGACTATGCGACAAAGGCAACTCTAGAACAGATAAAAGCCGAAACCGAAGCATTTAAAAATGAAGCGGCTGCATCGGCTGAAGAAGCTGCCGCATCCGCAACTGAGGCAGCGGCGTCTGCAACCGAAGCAAGTGCATCAGCCTTAGAAGCTACAGGCGCAGCGGGAACGGCTACCGCAGCAGCAGCTGAGGCAAGTGGCGCGGCAGCTACAGCTACGGGAGCAGCGGGCGCAGCAGGAGTATCGGCTTTAGCTGCGGCTGCATCTGCCTTATCTGCCGGAAGTTCATCTAGTAGTGCCTCTTCATCTGCTTCAGACGCGTCTTCATCGGCTTCAGACGCGTCTTCATCGGCTAGCGATGCTGGGGCTTCGGCGAATGATGCCGCCGCGAGTGCCACCCAGGCCGATAATTATCTAAACATATTATTAACTACAGGTATAACCTTACAAGGAGATATTAGGGGCAGCGGTGTGTTAAGCAGCCCAATAACCACTACTTTTGTACAAAATCCGGTTTTTCAAGGTAAGGAAAGTTTAGCATTACCGTACGGTAATATAAATCAAAGACCTTTATCATTAATTCCTGGAATGATAAGGCTAAATACCTTATAATATATATATTATAAGGCATAAAACTATGTCTAATATAATTTTAAAAGAGTAACAGAAAAAATGAAAGAAACGAAAGAAATGAAAGACGTAAGTGAAATAAAAGATTTAATAAGTCAAACAGGTTCAAATGAAAGATTAAGCTCAGTATTACCAACCTCTCAAATTGAATATACCGACGGGACAAATTGGTTTCAGCTTGCTACACAAAATTATGTAAATGCAATTGCCAAAGCCCCTTGTACAGTTGCTACTATAGGGACAAACTTGACAGCTGTTTATGCTAACGGCACAGCTGGGGTAGGCGCAACTTTGACTAATTCAGGTACGCAGGCAGCTTTTACTCTTGACGGTATAACACCGTCAGTAGGTCAAAGAGTTTTAATAAAAGATCAAACTACTACTTTTCAAAACGGTGTATATACTTTGACAACCGTAGGTTCGGCGTCCACAAACTGGGTATTAACTCGCGCTACGGATTATGATTCGGTTTATTTAATTAATCCAGGCGGTGAAGTTATAATAGCCTCAGGCACGATAAACGGCAGTAGTTCTTTTATGCAAACTGCCGTAGTGGCCGCAGTAGGAACTAGCCCTATTCTGTTTTCAAGCCTTGCTAAAGTAGGTATTCTTAGTGTAACGGGCACAGCTAATCAGATAGCAATTTCCGGCACTGCCACGACACCGATAGTGGGAATTACAAATAACCCCGTGCTCCCAGGAACTGCCGGAATGACTATGCCTGGCGGAACGGCTGCTCAAAGACCTACAACGCCTGTCGCAGGAACATTACGTTATTGGACAGGGAGCTAATATAATTTATAATGACAAAACGTAAAAATTTAAGAAAGCCGGTAACACCTAATATAATCAGAATGCAGGAGATGGAGACTACTGAAAAGTTACCTTTAGTAGTGACATTACCTACATTAAAGGTTGAATATACCGACGGCACAAATTGGTACAGTTTAGCTACTGAAAGTTATATCAATTCAGTCACTACTCTAAATGTTAATAATTTATCGTCTTCTGCAACAAGTTATGTCTTATTAACTACTGATCAGTTCGTTATAACTAACAACGCTACCGCTTCGGTAGCTCTTACTCTCCCTAGTGCTCCTACAATAGGGCAAAGATATATTATTGTCGACGGTGCTGGTGTTTCGGGAACTCACCCTATAAGCATTACGTCAATTAATAACTTAGTTCATCAAACGGGAGGAGGAGCTACATCTACAACGGCAACAATCAATATTAATTACGGTCAAATAAGTTTAACTTATAATGGCACTAATTGGTATTCAACATAAAGTAGAAACTTTAGAATTAAAAATGAAAACTTTAGAATTAAAAAATTAATAGGGAAGACACTATGAATGCAGCAAAAATTCTCCAAATTTTACCAAAATATGTCCAAGCTCTACATAGCGATGGTAGTTTGTACTTTTCCGGGGAAGAAACAATAGCTACTCCGGCACGTAAGGCACTGGTATTAAATGATATTAAACTAATTCAGGAGCAACTAACTTCATTAGAAGAAGTAATAGGTTAAATATATGGAAAATAAACAATTAAATATGGTTAATACTTTAAATTTACAGGACTACGCCCTAATGTGTGAATGCGCTGAAGAAGTGGCTAGATTTGGTATTTTAAGTGATTTCATGAAAAAGGGTATAACTGATTTTTATTCGTTTAAGAGCAAAAAGGAAGAATTAGCAGCGGATGAAATGCAAGTTTTAACTAATAAAATGCATGAGATGCAAATATTTTTAGAAAAACTAACGACTAAAACTAAATGAATTTCATATCGCCGATCAGATTATTATTTAGCAATCTCACCGATTCTAAAACGGCTATTTTTAATTCCGAAGGTAATGTCGTGATAAAGTCTATAAGGTGCTGTAATAGATCGGGTGTAAGTATACGTCTTAATTTGCAGGTAGTTGCATTGCTTGAACATCCCGTGCAAGAAGCGTTTATTGCCGAGAATCTACTCATACTACCTAATCAGTCGACCGATTTGCTATCTATAAGTTACGGTAGTAGTTCGGAAGTAGTAGAACATCGTATGTTTGATGGGGATAGTTTGGTTTGTTATTCAAATGGTTTTTCTGAGAAGTTTGATTGTATTCTCACAGGTTATGAGGAGGTCGGTACATGATTAATCTTACTGCCGGAAAGGCAAAATTATTACAAGAATTAAAAGATTATTTCCAATATTCATGTAATTCAGAAGTGCGCAAAAGATGGCGGATGCAATACGATCAAAATCTAAGGTTTTACTATGGCGATCAGTGGACAGAAAGGTTAAAAAAAGAGTTTGAAGATGTTGGAGCTATGCCTTTTGTAGTTAATAGAATAGAGCCTATTATTACTACCTATACAAGTTTACAAATCAGTAGCAGAAGGCGTATAGCTGTAAAACCTACAACTGGAGTTGAAAAACACAACTCATTAGCAGAATATTTAAACAATATGATCTATATTGTTCAGGCTCAAAATGATTTTCAAAATAAATCTACCCAGAAATATACAGATGCATTAATAGGCGGTTTAGGATGGACTCATTTTGGTTATGAACCTAACTCTTATCAAACGTTTTTCTATGATTATGTCGATCCGAGAGAAATATACTGGGATCCAGATGATCAATCGCAAAGACTAGAAGACTCTAGCTTTGTCTGTCGTAGTTACTTTGTTTCCTTAATTAAATTAAAAGAACGTTACCCTAAACATGCCGAGTATTTTGATAATTTAGTTGGTAAAAACGTTGTAAGTAGTAATCCTGATTTGACACTTTCTGGTTCTGGTGGTGACGCTATAATAGATGATTATATTCCTTATGGAACTCTTAACGACAATGATGGATTATCTGGGGCGTGGGTTAACGGCCGATCTATCCGCACGGTTGAAGTTTATTACAAGAAAAATGTTAAGTATTACGAGGCAATTGTAGCCTTTGAGCCTGAATCTGAGGACGATATTATTACGGAACAGTATTTCAATACTTTCAACAAGGAACTAGCGGAGAGTAGAAAGGTTGAAGGGACAGAGCTTAAAGAATTAGAAGGTACTCAAATATGGAAGGGTACTTTTTGTGCAGAAGTACTATTAGAAAGCGGAGCAATAGATGCTCAAGTACCTAATCAAAAACATTTTCCTTTAGTACCTTTATGTTTAAAGCGTAATTATTTAAGTATTCCATATGGAGTGGTAGACGGTTTAATTCCGTTATCTATTTCGCTAAACTACGTGTGGACAAAGACGATACACGGACTAAATTCAAAATATTTGATTATTGATGAAGATAATACAAATATTGATAAAATGAGGCCAATATTGCGTCAGGAATTAAATAGACGTGATGGTATGATATTCTCTAAAAACCCGCATCAAGTACAATTAATTAACTCTGAAACAATGTTGCCGTATTTGGAAAAGACATTGCAAAGGATTGATCTGGAGTTTGAACAAAGAACACAACTATTTGATGAACTCAAAGGAGAGCAGACAAATGCAATAAGCGGTGTTGCTATTCAGGCAAGAGCTTCAAATGCTGCAAGAACTCAAAACCCCTTACATGCTACGTATGAACATATGTTGTTTTCAGAAGGACAATTAATGTTAGATACAATTAGAGGAATTAAGAATTTTAAATATGCGTTTAATTATTGTAAAGATAATAAAACAAACTACGTAGCTCTCGGCGAGGAAATCTCAACCATTAATTTTGAGATATTTACCGATACTGCGCCAAACTTCCCGTCCTCGAATGAAGAAGAAACTGCTAGATTCGAAGCTTTATTAAATAGCCCAAACCCAGCTCTCGTTATGTCCGACCCTCTGTTCTTAAAGAAATTAGGATTTACCGACAATGATGCAATAGCTTTAAATGAAGCGTATATAAGATTAATGCAAGGTCAACAACAGAGTCAGGAACAGGTGATCGAATCTGAAGATAATAATTTAATAGGTAAAAGACATGAATGAAGACGTAAAAACTAATTTATCAGATAGCTTTGCTGAGATTTTCTCAAGCGCAGTTACAGTTGAAGAGGTAAAAGAAAAAGACAAATCTGAGGCCAAGGTTGAAGCAAAAGAGCCTAAAAAGGAAGCTTTGCCCGAGAAAGAAACAAAAGAACCAGTGGTTACAATAGATGCAACCTCTGTTGATGGCACAGTGAATTTAAAAGCAGAATATGAGTCATTACAGAAAAGGCTTGATGAATCTAGATCTTGGGGGCATAAAAAGAACGCCTCTTATGTCCATGCTAAAAAGAAAATTGGCGAATTCTTAAGCAAATTACAAGAAGATGAGGTCATTAGCGCGGAAGAAGTAAATCAGGGCTTAAGCTTTTTTGATCTTTCCGAGGATGCCCAAATTGACGATAAAACAACCGAGGCCAAAGAAAATCCATACGTAACTTTAAAG